CACCCGTCGCCGTCTTCACCAGATCGGCCAGGCCAAAATCCAGCGGCAGCGCAGCGCGCCCAGCCACAGGCACCAGCGAAACAACCAGCCACGACTGGCGAGGGAAGAACGAACGCGACAGCTTGATCCGCGCCGATTCCATTGCACGATCCTCGTTGCCGACCGTCTCGAGGTCGGAGCGATGCAGGTAGGCATTCAATGCCGCCTTGATGGTTTGATAGCTCATGCAGGCACCACATTCCACGTAAGCGTGACCGTGTAGGCCGTTGCCAGCGCCAACTGGGGTTGAATGTCCACCAGGGACCAACGCGCGAACGCGCCCGCGGACCCGCCCGCGAATGTCCCCGAACTTCCGAGGCGGGTTTCATCGGTCGCGCCACCCTGCACCCGCATCGACAGCAGATCGGTTTGCGCCGCCCCATTGACCAGGGTATCGAACTGCAACTCCAACGCCGTGCCGACTTTGTTTTCGATCCGAGCCACCGTGCCCCCGAAACTCGCCGCGGGAACAAACGCTCCCTGCGACGGCGCATTCCACCCGACACCGCCACCCGGCAGCGTCGCGCTGAATGTCGTCATCGTATGCACCGACACGTTGCCCCCGCCACCGCCGCCCGACCCGAGCGCCCGGCCAGGCCCGACACCGCCCGCGATGAATGCCCGGTTCCCCGCGTTCGCCGTCACCCGCTGCACCGACTGCCGTGGCCGAAAGTTTCCGCCCCTCATGACTCGGCCCTCGTTGGCCCACCCCACACCCGCGCGGGCCTCGCATCGCGCACCCGCAAGTAACTAAACTCCGGGTCATTGACGATCCGCAGCCAGGCCCGAGTCTTGGTCTGCTGATCCTTCGATTGCAAATCCGGGAACCGCTCGCGCAGCGCCAGCCAATCTTCCATAGGCACCGACAGCGCCCAGCGGCCCAGCCCCTCCTGGTCGCGCATCGGCGCAGCTTTGCGCATTTCGGCCAGCGTATCGAGGATCATCGGGCGTTCTAGCTGCGTCTTGACGCATGTCAGCGTCGCGCCCTCCTGAATCAATTCAACCCGCATCGCCACTCCCAAAAAAAATGCCGCGCCCCCTAAGAGGCGCGGCAGACCTTTGACGCAACCGCGAGGCGATCCCCATCACCCCGCGCCTCGATCATGCCACAGCTTACGCCGTGACCGCCAGTGCCTCATCGACAGCCCGGATGACGCCGTGCGCTTCTTCGCTCATCACCTTGAGCGTCCAATCGGTGAACATTTCACCCTTCTGGCTGAGGCCCGTGCGCGCAAGGTCAATGGTCTGCATCGCCGACAACGTGCTGATCGCCACGCGCTCGGGATCGATGATGAACAGCGCCGATGTCGCCGCGGCCTCGGTCGGCTGCAAGCGATTCGCGACCATTTCCAACACGACACCAAAGTCCGTGATGAACACATTCACCGAACCCGTCGCGATGGCAGCGCCGCGCTTTTCCCGGACATCGCTCGTGAGCGTCGCGACCTGCGCCGACGTGGTGAACATGTACGACGACAGCCTGCGAATAACCGGGGGCCGACCCATCAGGAGCGACGGGTTCCCGCCCTTTTCCCAAACGGCCTGCGCCACGTCGCGAATCGTCGCCTCGCTCAGTGCGCGCTTCGTGCCTGGCACAGCCACGCCAACCAGGCCCGTGCCAGTGACAAAACCAGGGTTCGATCCGCCCGCGCCGTTGTTCACATTCGAAGTCAGCCAGGCATCGAGCCCGGCACTCAGGCCCGGCAACGTGCCATTGTCGGCTTGCGATGCTTGGTTGAACAGGCAGATCGCCTCGACATCGCGCTTCAACTCCTGTTGGCGCATCATGACCTGATAGTTGTAGGCATCGCCGAGGGCGATGGTCTTGCCGTCGCGCGCCCGCTCCGATGCGCTGACCACTTTCACGCTGATCTGCGAGTGATTGCCCACGCGCGTTCCCAGCGCGTTCGAGTCCGCAGGCGCATCGGCCCCGTCAACCGCGGCATTGTTCGTAGCCGGCGCCGCCAGCTTGTCCTTCGTCCATTCGGCGTAGCTGTTGCCGTGCGTGTCGGTGCCGACCGCATCGGTGAATGGCAGCGGGATTTTGGAGATGTCCCAAATCGCCCGCATCACATCTTCAGGCACGAACCCGCCGCGCGCTGCTGCCTTCAATGTCGTCTGTGTTACCAATGCCATGCTGTACCCCTTTGCGGATCGGGGGCCAGCGCATCGCGCTACTTGACCCGATCCATGATTGATTTCAAGCGCGCCGTCAGAGCCTGCTTATTGCCCTGCCCCGCGCGCCGCTGATTGCTTGCACTCGGCTGTGCCTGCGTCTCTGCGCTCATGCGCCTGTCACCAGGCGCCGGGATGCGCTTCGCCGCAGCCGCTGCCGCGTCGTGCTTGTGCTTGAGATTGGCGAAGTCCTGCAACATCAAGATCATCCGATGATCCGCGATGGCCCCCACTTCCGCCGCACCCACGCCATAGCGCGCCGCCAGCGCCGTCATCTTCGCTTTGTGCTCGGCTGCGTAAGCGGGGGTCGCCCACTCGGGGCGCGCTGTGCGCAGTAGCGAACTCTCGCGCGCCAGCGTCTCCGCGTGTTGCGCTTCTAGCCGTTCTGACACGGCCTTCGGCACGCTACCCGCGGGGAACGCATCGACTATCGCCAAGATGCGGCGATGTGCGTCGATGCGTTCAAGCTCGAATGTCTCGCGCGCCTCGGCCAACTGTACCGCACGCGCTTCGACCTTTACCAATTCCGGCAGCTTGTTCTTCAACTCGCCGAGCGTCATCGACTCGCTGCCGACCTGCACGACCGCCGCATTCAATTCCGCCGTCGTCAAGCCCAGCGCCGCGGCAACGTCGGCGAGCGTCGAAGGCTTCTGCTCCTGGCCCTCGCCCTCGCCCTCGCCCTCGCCCTGCGCCTGGCCTTCGCCTTCGCCTTCGCCTTCGCCTTCGCCCTGCTCCTGGCCTTCGCCCTGCGTCGTCGGCTCTGGCTGCGCCTGCGCCTGGCCCTCATCCGGCGCCTTGCCGGCCATGATCGCCGCCAGCTTCGCCGCCATGCCCGCATCGCCCACGCGCTCGCGCGGGTTATCGACGCCGCCGTGTAGCTCGGCAACGGCACTCACGCCGTCATCGCGCCGCTTTGCCGTTGCCTGTTCCCGCGCCGCTTCTTGCAGCCGCTGCCTTTTGGTTTGCCCACCGGGTTGCGCGTCCATCGATCATTTCTCCTGCATTGTTGACTTCGTTTTCAATTGCGATCATCAGCGCGAGCCCGCCCTGATACCGCTCCTGCCACTCGTGGCCTTTGATGCCCTGTTGGTTCTGATCGAGCGCCTGCTCGATGCAGGTACGCCGCCACCATGCCCGCATCCGGGGCCAACAGACCGCCGTCGTGACCGACCGAAGCGACGTGACAAACTCGCGCGTAACCTCGCCCCGGTCGGGTCGCTCGACATCTCGAGTCACGATGCTTCGCCTGGCTGTGTCGGCGCCCCCGCGGCCTCAGCACCCTTCGCACCCTGCGCGGCCATCCCCGCCGATGCGCCGGCCACGGCCTGCGCCTCATCAATGGCGAGTGTGTCCTGCGTCAGCTTCGCTTCTTCGATGCCAAGCTTCGCCAACTGCGCAACCATATCGGCCAGCGTACCCGAGTCGATCTTGTACTTCTCCAGCATCAGCGCCGCCCGCGCCGCGTCACCCTGCGCCGTGCGCGCCGCTGCCTGCTGCTGCGCCTGGCCCTGCGCTGCCTGCTGTGCGCCGGGGCTGCTCGGGTCCGTGATGTACCGCTCCGGCTGTCGAAGCTGCTGCGCGCCGATCCAGTCGAAGGCGGCATTGAACAGCTTCTTGTCGTCGGTGAGCACCCCCGCCTTGCCGGCCTGCATCGCCTGCGTCTGCCAGGCCATGACCTGCGACAGCGCCATGCTTTTCTCGGCCCGCTGGGTCTTGCTCTGGCCAACGCGCACCGTCACCCCACTGCGAACGCGCCACTTCGCCGGATCGACTTCCGCCCACTCGCCCGACAGCTTCGCCGACACCATGCCGCCCCACTGCGTTCGCAGCAGGTAGTGCGCGACCAGGTACGCCCCGCGAATCGCCGTCTCGGCAAATGTGCGCGCCATGACAGCCGCAAGCTGTTCCTTCACGCTGTACTGCCGTTCGATCCCCTGCGCCGTCTGGTTACTCGCCATCTGCATCGCGCTCGATTGCATGTCCAGACTGGCCCCGCCGCGCTCGCTGCGCGCTTGATCGCAGTAGGCCAGGAACGCCGCCACGCTCGGCCCGGCATCGACGGTAGGGATCGCCTGCAACCCATTCGGGCCCTTGACGCGAATCACATCGATGGTTGCGTCTCGCGCATCGGCCAGATTCACCAGCGACTCATCGACCCCGAGCCGGGGGCGATTGACCTTGTGCAGGTTCTCCTCCCAATTGCGCAGCGCCCGCGATTTCAACTCCTGAATCTCGCCCATCGAATCGAACAGGCTTACACCATCAAGGCGATGCGGGTAAATTTTGACGTTGCCCACCGAATAGCAGACACGCCCCACGCGCTCGGGATCGCCGAGCACGACACGCCCCTCGCGCGCAAACCAGACCCGATACCGCTCTGCGCGCACCGCTGTCGGCGTCTCACCCAGCATCGCATAGCAGCGCCACACTTCGACCGTCTCCGTCGCCGTCTGCGCCGCATCGCTGCGCGCCGTGCTCGCGCCTTGAGTCCTGTCGATGTAAAGCTCATAGTTGGTCGGGTCATGCCGCTTCAACTTCGCCACGTCCGCCTCATCGAACCCCTGCGCCATCAGCGCGGCCCGCGTCGTCACCACGCGATCCGCACAGAACCTGGCGGCATTCGCGTCGCGATCCAACAGGCTTGAAGTGACGTAATCCTCGGGTGCAATCGCGCCCATACACAGCCGCTTGTCCACATCGACCCGAGTCAAGCTCACCCGCATGAACTGCTCGTCATCGCCGGCCTCGCTCGCCTCGCGCGCCTCATCGTCGGGCGTGATGTCCACCTTTTCGACGCGCTGCCCTGGCACCGTGGGTTGAAGAATCTGCTCCAGGCCCGCCACAGGCACGGCCTCCCACTTTTCGGGGGTGTGCGTCTCCGTTCTGTCGATCCACAGCGCCAAGACTCCCTTGCGCATCAGCAGCGCATTCTTGATCGCCTCAGTGAGCGCCACGAACCCGCCCGTCCCGAGATACCCGTCCATGAGCATCGCGCGCACGATGGCAGTCTCGCGCTGCGCGTCGGGCTCATCAGCCGCACTCATCGCCTCGAACTCGACCCCGCCCACATCCTCGATTGCCGGGGCCAGTTGCGCATAGACCGCCTCGACCATATCGGCCACGTCCAGGCTCACCGCGCCCCGCGTTCTGTCGCCTTCGTCGTCGTCGTTTGTTGGCAGCCGCCCGTCGTAGTAGGCCAGCGCCAATTCATTGCGCCCGCCATCGGCGCTGCGCGCAGCTTGAATCGCCGCGTCCAACTCATTGCCCAACACGTCCCCGATTTCCTGTTTTGAAAGCATTACGCCCCCCTGTTTGTTGACTACCGCGCGGCCACTCGCCGCATTCTTGAATCGCCCCTATTGCGATCCCCAATCTCTCGCAGACTCTCTCGCCAATTCGTCCGCAGCGCCGCGCTGCGCGTCGTGGCAAACGTGCGCAGCGCATCAGCACAGTGACTTGTCCAGTCGTGCAGCGGGCCCTTTGCGAATGCCTGGCGCTCATCGTCGAACTCTGTACGGTACTGGCGCAGCGCGTCGATGCCGTAGGCGCAGCGCGTGGCATCGAACACCATCAGCGGCAACACCGACCGCGCGGCCTCGATCCCATCGGCAAGCGGCATGTGCGCAGCCTTGTCGAAGTCCATGCCAAGCTCGCGCGCAACCTCGATCCGGCTGCGCCCCGTGCCCAACTCACGCACCGCAATGTCATGGGGCGCGATCCAGCGCGTGATGACATAGCCCAGCGCGTCTATCTCTCGCTTCACTTGCGGCAGACCCTTGCCGGTAAATTCTCGGTAGTCGATGGCCCGCACCTGGCCCCCCGTGTGATGCTCCTGCAAGAACCAACACGCGAACGCATCGCGCATCCCTAGATCGACAGCCACCGTGACTCCGAGCGCCGGGTCATAGGGAACCTCGCACACCCGCCCCGTGCTCTCTGCGGCTGCAATCTCCGTGCCGAAGTACGCGCCTTTGATGACGGCATCAAAACTGCACTCGAACTCCTGCGCGTACTCTGCGGCTGTCATGTTCGCCCGCGCGATGTCCAAATCGCCGGCCCGAATCGCGCCCGTCTCGCTCGCGCGCAGCATGTATGCCTTCCACTCGCGCGCATCGCCGCCCTTCGCGTGGATGTAGGCTTTCTTCAACTGATTCGCACCCAGCGGCGTGCCCGCCAGAATCGCCCAGCCGCCCCAATCCATGAGCGCCGGCAGGATGACCTCGGGGAACACTCGGGGGCTCATAAGCGCGTACTCATCGAGCACCGCCCCGTCAAGGTAGATGCCCCGCAAGTCATGGATGCTGTCGGCGCCAAGCAGCATCAGCTTCGACCCGCTCGGGTAGGTGATGCTCAACTCGCTGACATTCGGCTTCGCGCCGGGGATCGCCGCGCTGTACCGCATCGCATACGCCCACGCGATGCGCTTCGCCATCTTGTAGGTCGGTGCCACGTAGGCCAACTGTCCCGCGTGCCCATGCACGCACAGCGCAGCGCGGATCAAGTGATTGATAAGGCACACCGTCTTGCCCGCGCGGCGATGCGCGACGATGACCTTGAACCGTTCCTTGTCGTCATGGATCGGGCGCTGATAGGCGCGCGGCGTGTAGGGGATGCGAATGACGCTCACGACTCGCCCTCGATCACTTGGTCATCCGTCACCCGGATCGCGGCCACGTCCTGCGCCGCCTCGCTCCATGTGAACTCCATTCGCCCGCCTGGCCCGACACCCGCGGCCCCGACCCCGACCGCCACCGCATTGAGGCGAGGCGCGAAGAACGGCAACACCTGAATCGCCCGGTCGAACGCCGTTTTGTAGTCGCGCTTCGCGAAGGCTTCCATCATGCAGTAGTGCGCCACTTCAAGCGGGTCGCCGCGCTCTCGCAGCTCGCCCCGCTTGCGCAGATTCTCCAGGCGCCGGCTTGCCTTCTGAATGCCCTTCGCCTCGCGATTCCAACTGTCGGCCAGCGAGTCACCCAGCAGATCGACGCCCGCCACCATGTCCCCGAGCACGGGGGCACCAGGCGCAGCCTGCGGCATCGGCCCGATGAACTCAGGGTCAGCGATCGTCATAGGTCCGGCCTATCGGGTTCGCTCACCCGATAGAACCACACACGTAACTGTCTGGAATTCAGACACTCCAACACATCACCCCCACACGCGCGCATAAACCCACGCACTAACCGCCCATCGATGCCCGATAATACGCCCTGCGCAATCCGCGCTGCAACATCGACCCCCATCATGTCCCAACTCACGCTATCCGCGCTCGCCCTCGCTGCCATGGCCTGCTTCGCCGTCCTGGCCTGGCTGCTGTCCGACCTGATCGCCGCCGTGCGCTGCTTGTCCACCGAACTGCGCGACACCGGGCGCGACTCCCCAAGCGACCAATTCACGTCCAATCAGTACCTGCCCGCGCCCATGGTCCTGTCGTCACTGCGCGCCGACCTCCAGGCCCTGTCCGAACGCTGCTCGCACCAGGAGCAGCAGATACAGCGCCAACTCTCCGCGCTGTCGCAGGCACTCACAGAACGCCCGCCCGCCGCGCCCCGCAAACATCGAAGGGCAAAGCAAACATCGCTGCCCCTCGACACCCCGCAACCATGAGCACGACCCCGATCATCGACATGAGCGATGCGCAGATCACGCGCCTGCTGCTGCGCCTCGACGCTCACGACCGCATGACCCCAAAACAAGAGGCATTCGCCCGCGCGCTGCGCTTCGAGCAGGAGTCACGCGCCGACAGCCGCGCGCATCCCGTCGTCAGCGCCACGGCCACGCCCACCGATCCCGCCCCGCTCGCGTGGATGTCAGCGCAGGCTCTGCTCGATGCGTCTGACGACATCGCGCGCCTCGATGAACCCAGCGCCGGCCAGCTTGACCACTGGCGAGCGCTGCAAGCTGAACTCGACCGCCGCGCCCGCGCGGCGATCATCCTGTTGAAGCTGCGCACAGCCATGCAGTCCCGAGCGCCGACCGCACCATCGCCGGCTGTCGTCGAATACCGCGAACGATTATCGTCATGGGTCAAGAAAGCGCGCTCTCTCGTGACTCCCAAGAATCAGCGCCGCTACTGACGCTCTGCGCCCCTCCTGCCCGCCTCGTGCGGGCTTTTTTTTGCCCGTGCGCTGTCGGTGTTCCCCGCCTTGCGCTCGCGAATACCAGTTTTCTGACAAGCTGTATTGTGTTGTTTGTACGCATTGACCACCCTACCCGTAGTCAATACGCTGAACCTTATGCGAGCAAGTGATGTCGCGACCCACAGAAGGAATACAGGAGCGCAGCGAACTGTTCCAGGGTCCAACTCGCATCGGGGCTGTTTCCGGGCGGCTGCTTCGTCGCACCCCCTTAACCGCGCCTTGAGGGCGCTGGGGGTGCGCCGCGCCACCCGGCGCCCCTGGTTCGATGGCGTGGGTATAGTCAATTCATGAGGCCCCTTACGGGGCCGATCTATTAGAGTAACTTCTATACGAATAGGGGTAAACGTCCATTAAACGGCATTCGGCCCGATGCGTTTATGAGACAATCCTGCTGTCGGCACCCCCCCGCCGACGCAACCAAGGACACCCCATGTTTCTGACCATCGTCGCAGCCCTCATCGCCGCCTATGTCATTGGCAGCGTTCTTGTCGTCGCATGCAGCCTCGTCGGGGTGCTCGTCACAGCCTGGCGCGCCTTCGACTGACACGCCACGCACGCCCCTGCCAGGCGCAAAAAAACCCCGCAGGCGATCCCTGCGGGGTTTTTCTTTGCCGGCCACTCGCTTGCGTCTATCCCTGGCCCTGGCCAGGCACGCTAGGGCCCGACCCCACATCGCGCAGCGCCTGGCGCAGCCGCCGAACTTCCGCCGCCAACCTCAGCAGCGCCGGCCCATCGCCGCACGGGGGATCGCTTTGCAGCGGCCCCCACTTGTCGGCCCAATCAAGCGCTTCTTCGAGAGTCATAGCTGCCGCCTCCATGCCCGCCGATCCGTCACCCGCTTGATATAGCTCGCGACGCGCTCCCGATCCTCTGGATAAATGTAGTGAGTCACCGCCACGCGCCCGGCCTGCTTGTGCCTCGCGCGCTGATCCTGCTTCCACTTCGCCGCTGCCGTGCTCATGGGGTTGCCCAATGGTTGCACCATCACTTGATGGCCAGCCATTATAGCCTACCTGACGTGTCAGGTTAGCAGGAGCATTCGCGCACTACCGCTTGACAGCACTCGCCGCCGGGGGCCTCGAGGGCACGCTCACCCCGCCCCCGCCGAATGTCCCTTGAATCTCCCGATCCACCGACACCCCCGCGCTACCGCCACCCATGTTGACCGCACACCCGGCCACCAGGATCGCCACCAGGAGCACGGCCCGCCTCATTGCCCCATTACCCCGCCGACCCGACCGATAGCCCCGCCAGCGCCCGTATAGGCCGCACCAGGCGCACCCTTCGCAGCCGCGACCGCCGCCGCACCCGCAATCGCCGCCTCGGGGCTCATGTTGCGATAGGCCCTCATCACGGGGGACACCGCCAACCCTCGCGCGGCCATCCCCACAGCCTGCGGCAAACCCCCGCCCTGCATGATCTGGCCGACCGCGCTGCGCGTCGCCGTGCCACTGTTGCCGACCACCGGCTTTCCAACTTGAGACACCGTGAACCGCAGCGCATCGTACAGATCGCCCAGCGGTTCTTCGCCGATCCGCCCCGTGCCCATGCGTTGCGTCGTCTGCCCCGCTTCGTCGGCGATGCCCCATAGCCCCGTTTTGTCGGCCCGCTTTATGAGGTTGAACGCCTGGCCTGGCAGCACGTTGCCGTCCGTCGTCGCCCCGCCCATGTCCAGGGCCTTGAGCACCGTCCACTGCTCGCGCGCCTTGCCGTAGTTCTCGACGACATCGAGGCGCCCCTGCGCCCGCGCCGCGGCTGCAATCGACTCATCGATGACTTCCAACGCATCCCCGAGAGCCTTTGCCTGCCTCGGCTTGCCGTTCGCATAGGCCGCGCGAATGTCCTTCGACACCGCTGACCGCATCGTCACCAACTCAGCGCCGGGGATGACATCGGCCCCCGCGCCCGCCACGGCCTCGGCACGCGCCGCCATGCCCTTCTCGAACTGCTTCAACACTTTCCAGGCATCGCTCGTTGGTAGCCCTCGCGTGGCCTCGGCCTCGGCTGCGTTCTTCAACCCGCTGTGCAGTGCCTTCGTATCGACATCGCCGATGGCCTGGCCAACCTGTTTGAACGCGCTGCCGATCTGGCTCTCGGCCTGCGCCCGCACCGCCGCGCCCACGCTATCGGCCCCCTCGACGCCCATCGCCTGCGCCGCCAATCGATTGATCTGCGTTTTGTTCGCCTGGTCGATAGCGTCGAAGATCGGCGAAGTCATGGGATTGCTTGACAAACCCGCTTCCAGCTTGCGCGCTTGCAGACTGCCCACGCGCTGACCGGGCGTGACCTGCATGCCGGCCCGGTCGGCGCCGGCCAGCACCCCTAGCTCATCCGTCGTCAGCGCGCCCGACATGCCGGGGGTCTGTGCACCACGCGATGCCTTCGCCGCTGCCCGCGCCGCCGCGATGCGGCCCACGATCTGACCGCCCAGCGCACCGCCACCGCCGAGCGCCGCGCCCATGCCGGCGCCCGCCCCCGTGTCGCCGCCCTCATCTTGCAGCCCGCCCATCAGCGCGCCCAGGCCCGCCTGCGTCGCCACCTGGCCCCCGATCCCCGCGGCGATGCCCGCGCCGCCAATGCCCATGCCGATAGGCAGCGTCGCCAGCGAGGGCAACAGCGCGCCGACCTGCGAGGCGATAGGCGCCTCGCCCCGCAGCCGCTCGCGCAGTCCCTGCGCCGATGCCGCCTCGGCTGCAATCTCGCCGGCTGCCTTCTCGTTGCCGGTGACATCGGCCCACAGCCCCCGCGCGTTGCGCCCCATCGTCGTGAGCACATCGCCGGCCCCGACCGCTGCGCCTTCAAGCGATCCCATCACCCCCGACCCCAACAGCCGGGGGGGGGCCGCTGCGCCCGCCCCAACGCCCTCGGCCCCACCCCCGCCACCGCCCGCGATGGTTTGAGTAGGTGCGCCAGTGCTGACCCAGCGGCCCCCGATAAGCTCGAACTCCTCCCCCGTCACCGGGTTGCGTGCCCGCGTCATTTGACCAACTCCGCACCAGCCGGCAGCGCCGGGGCGAGCCACGGGTTCGCCTTCACATGCGTCGCGCCCTTGACCTTCCACTGATCCGCCAAGTCAGCGTAGGCTTTGCCCATGCGCTTGTTTCCGGTGACGCCCGCGCCCCAATCGCTCGGATTGGGCAGCGCCCTCTGAATTTCTTCCATTTCGCCCTGCTGTAGCACCCCCTTGTTGTACAGCTTCGCCACGTCGGCCACGATGCTGCTATAGAGCGTCGTGTACTCCTGCGCCTTCGGCCCGAACAACTCGCTCCCCTGCCCGCCGCTGCGCACCTTGACGCCGTTGACCGTGGATTCCTTGCCTTCAATCAGGTCGCGCATCCGGTTTACTCGCGCTGCTGCGCTCGCGATGTCGCTTTGCGTGCCCACGGCCTTCGCGTAGTCGTCGGTGCCAGGGATGGGCATCGCCACGACCCCGCTCGCGCTCTGGAATGGCATGTAGCCCTTAGGCAGCGACAGCGCGCCCGCCCCGTCCGGCTTCGCCGCCGCGGCCTCGCGCGCCATCTGCATCCGCTCGCCTTCCATGCCCAGCCGCTGCCGATCCATGCCCAGCCGCTGCGCCGTCTCTGCGCGCTGCGCCTCGAATGTCGCCAGCCACTGCTGCGCCTGCAATTGATGCTGCGCCGCCGCGGCCTGCTGCTGCTGCTGCTGCAACCCATAGCTCCTATCGAAGTGTTCGCCCGACTGCGCCAAGCTCTGCCCGTACTGCGCGCCCTGCCTGGCCTCGCTCTGCGCGAACTGCTGGCCCTGCTGCGCGCGCCCGAACGCGCTATTGAGCATTTCCAGGCCCCGAGCCTGCTGGCCTGGCAGACCCGCCACGCCCGCCGCGAACTGCAATTGATTTGCCGGGTTGGTCGGATCGGCCAGCAGCCCCGTGCCCCCCGTGCGGCCCATGCTGCCGTCCGGCGCTTCCGGCCCCATCGCCTGCGCAGGCGCGCCCAACAGTCCCCGGTACTGCTCGGCCAGGCCGGCTTCTTTCGCCTCGACGCCGCGCCGACGCATCATCTCGTTAGCGCCCAACAGTCCCAGTCCCAACAGAATCGGCAACATCGCTCCCCCTCACTTCCCGCCAAAACCCATATTCATGCCCGACGACTTCGATGCACCCGTGCTCTGCCCCATCGCCTGCGAGAAAGCATCGGCCCATCCCGACGACTGCCCGCCGCTGACATTGCTTGACCCCTGCTGACCGCCGCTGCTGCTGCTGCCGAGCACCGTCGGCCCGCCAATCAGCGACTGCGCCGCCTGCAATGGGCTGTATGCCGCACCCTGCATCGCCCCCGTCATGCCCAGCGCCTGCATCTGCCGCTGCTGATCCATGCCGTACTGCTGGCTGTACTGCTGCGCCGTGCTCTGCGCCAACCCCTGCCCGAACATGCCCGCGGCCTCGCCGCGCGCCAACTGATCGCGCGGCCCGCCGTACTGCCCCGCAGCCACGCCTCGACTCTCCAACTCTGGCAGCACCGACCGACGAAAGCTGTCGCTCGCTTGATCGATGCTCGCTTGCACGCTCTGCCCGAAGTAGGGGTTCGCATTGCCGGGCGTCAGCGCACCCTGCCATGCCTGCTGGCCTGCGTTGCCGATCTGCTGCGCCTGCTGCCCATACGCGCTGCTCCCGCCCAGCAGCGCCTGCGCCTGCTGATACAGCCCGGCCAGTCCGCCTTCCTGCGCGCCGTAAACCCCCTGCGCCGACTGCCCGAAATTCGACCCGAAACTCGACCCCTGGCCGAAATTGGTAGCCTGCTGGCCCGACTGACTCCCGCTTTGCGCGAAGTTGGTCGCCTGCTGATTCGACGCCGCTTTGTTGCTGCCCACGCTGCCCATGTCAGTCCCCCGCCTTCACGTCCAACTTGAAAACACCCGCCACCATCTTCGCGCCCTGCGCCTGCAACAGCCAGCGCCATCCGATCCGCCCGACCGCCACCACGCTATCGCATTGATGCTCGCGCGCCACCGCCTTCGCGAATTCGACCATTTCCCCGAGCCAGGTTTCAACCTCGACGCCGCCCAGGCACATCACGCCCACGTAACCGAACCCGAGGGGATCGACACTCAGCATCAGCACCGCAGCGCCGACCAGACGCTGAGGCAAATCACGGTCGGGCTCTGCGCGCTCGATCACCAGGCACAAAACATAGGTGCCGTTGCGCAGCCCCTTGTACAGCTCTGGCATCGTCAACTCATTTTGTTGGCTGTGCGCCAGCGCGGCGTCGAGCCACTCATGCACAGCCGCCCAATGCCGGGGCACCTGATCGCACGGCACGGGGCCGACCACGACCTCGCGCACGCCGTCCTTGACGTTTAGGTGATTTTCTTCCACGTCCCGCCCTCCCTCAGATACAGCCCTTCGTTCGGCCCGAACACCCCCGCGCCGACGTACACCATCAGCCCATCCTCGGCCTTGAACTCCTCGACCGCTGTAGGTTCCAGCAGCGAGAAAACAACCCCGTTAAATTCGGGCCTGCGCACAAACGCTTCGAGCCTTCGGAAAAGCAAGTCCGCCCACCGCACCACGTCATGCACGTTCCCGGTCTGCGGGGGCGGATCGGCATAGAACAGCGCCGATTCTTCGCTCGGCTTCAAGCTCATTGCTTGCCCCGCATGCGCCACTCGACATCGAACCCCGCCACCGACCAACTCGCATTGACCGCGGCCTCGAACTTGACCGACACGTAACGCCCGACCACCAGGCAGTCCACCGCACGCGAGACGCCGATGGTGTACTGCCGAGGGCTAGACCAGGCCACGGGATCGCCAGCGGCCAACTGTCCGCCGACCGACACATTGACGATGCTGCCCGCGCTGCCCGCGATCCGCGGCATGACCCGCGTCACCAGACACACCTGGTCGCCGTCGCCAATCGCCAGCGACATACGCTCCACCGATGCGTCGATGTTGCCCCCGCCCTCGGCCACGTCGCCATATTCCAGCAGCCACGCCTGTTTGTTGACGACCGACACGCCCACAGCGCGCGGCGCAAACCCGCCCGAGGCGCCCGAGTCCCATGCCGAAAAGTCCGCGTCCCAATTCTGCGCGTCCCCCGCCCAATCACCCCCGCCAGCGCCCGGCTGCACTACCGGGACATAGCTGTAGAAACTGTGCGCCACGTCCGGCAGATCGCGAACACTCCACTTGTCGCGTTCGTAGTTCCACACATAGGCCACGTTCGCCGCCGTGTCGGTGCCAACAGCCATGCAAAACACGACTTCGCTGTTGCCCGGCACGCCGTAGGCATGCGAAATTCGCAGGCCCGATTCGCTCACCTGAGCGAACAGCGATGACTTGATGCGCTCATCGCCAATCGAGCGCACCGACACCCCATCGGTCAGCACAATGTCACCAGGCGCCAAGATGACATGCTGCCCGCGCATTTCGACAACAGCATTCATGCTCGCCGCGCCCACGTCCGCCGACAGTTTGCGCGATGTGTAGATGTAGGGTCGCCCGACGTACTGCACCGCGAAGCACCCGGTTCGCCGATAGACCATGAGCGAGGCATTGAGCCCCTTCATCGCCGTGATGCGCCCCGCGCCCGTGCCAAGCAGCAATTCGCCCGCCTGGTTGGTCGCCGTGGGAACCCAACTCGCCGGCACCGTGCCCAGCGCCGCCGCGTCCGACCAGCACAGCCGCCCGCCATCCGTCGCCGCAGCGCCGGCCACGCTGCCCGCGAAGGCATGCTGGCCGAATGCCGCAATCACATTCGCCGTCACCGATCCCGTCAACCAACCCGGCAGCGGCTTGACGCTATTCGCCACCAGCGCCCCGTCCCAGTACCAAGGCGCCGCGCCTGGCTGCGAAAAGATCGCAATGCCGTTCAGTAGCTGCCCCGTCATCGTGCCTGTCGTGAAGTCGATCCAACCCGTCGTCGGCGTCACGTCGAAGTGGGTTGTCCCATCGGTCGCCCACACCCCGCCCCCGCCCATGTACAGCAGGTAGATCGCATTGCCAACCGGCACCGCCATCGCGAACTTAGGGAACACCTGCAACACGCCCGCGAATGCCTGCTGGCCCAGCGCACGCTCGACGCCGACACCCGCCACGCGCATATTTTTCATAGCTGTGTACGCGCTCGGGTCCGCCGCAAACGGCGGCAGATCGAGCACCAGGCCCTGCGGGGAGAAAGACGTAATCACGTCACACCAGGCCCGGAAATGAACGCGACGCCGCTTGTGCGAAACCAAATCTCTGCGATGCCGTTGCGCGCGAGCGTTCGCGTTCCACCCGTTGCCGTCCCGGCCAGCGTCAGCACCAGGCCACCGCTGGGCGTCAGCGTCATCGACGCCCCGAAGTCATTGAAAATGCGCAGCACCGCCCCATCAGGGAACACCCCCAACGGGATGAACGCTGTTGCCCCCGTCGCGATGCATTGCTTCCCGCGATCCTGCAACGTCGGCACGCCGTTATTCGGCAGCGTCGCGCCGAACGGCAAATTCCGAAACCCGCACTCGTAGGCTTGCCCCTCGGGTGACGTGACCACGCCCACATCGACCCCGCCGACATAGCCCCGCGGCTGTCCAGCGACCCGGAATGTGTGCGTCGTGCCGTCATAGGTCATCGCGGCCTGCGCGCCCGCGAATGTCTCGCCCTTCACGAACCCGCCCGTCCCCGCCGATCCGCCAATCAGGTGAACCCCGTCACTCGCCGCGCCGAACGACACCCGTAGCTCATCTTCGAACGCCGTCAGTCCCGTCACGACCCCGCCCAGTGCCAGGCTCAAGAACGGCCCGTCTGCAATCGAGTCCAACTGCGCCGCCGTCGCGCTCACTTCCGCATTCACATTCGGGAAAGTGTTCCGCAGGCAGTTTTTGATGCCGCGAATATGGTTATCGCCTTCGCGCTTTTCGTCGCTCGACAGCGGGTTGCTTTGATTGAGCGAACCCAGGTACTTCCCCGCGCCTTCAATATCTTCTAGTGGCATCACCGCCCCCTCATGTTGATTCGCCCGCCCGACTGCGCGCCGCGCGTTGAATCGGTTTGCGCCGCGACCGCCAACTCTCGCGCGTACTGCTCCGTGAGCGCCGCGCCGTCATAGTCCTGAATGAATCGCTGCTGCTCGGCCTGCGCCATCATCAGCCACACATCGGGAAAGTACAGCGACAGCCAATTTTCAGAGCCGCCGCTGATAGCCGGCGCCGCCGCGAAATAGCCCAGCGTCACGGGTGACGCGAACACATCAACCGCCAGATCCTGCCCGATGATCGAATACAGCCCGGCCACTGCATGCGGGTCCGTGCTCGCCTCGGCCCCCACGAACGAACGCGGATCGATGTAGGAAAGCTCACCCGTCGCCGTCGTCACCAGATCGGCCAGGCCAAAATCCAGCGGCAGCGCAGCGCGCCCAGCCACAGGCACCAGCGAAACAACCAGCCACGACTGGCGAGGGAAGAACGAACGCGACAGCTTGATCCGCGCCGATTCCA